AGGGCAGAGGGAATTATTCAGACCGCCGTTGATGCGACCATCGGCTGGGAAAACCTGAGCCTTGACGGGAAGCCTGTGGAGTTTTCGGAAGAAGCGGCGTTTGCGATCTATCGCAAATATCCGTCAATATTGGACGAAGTGACTGAGTTCTTGAATGACCGGGCCAATTTTTTCGCACAAGCCTAGAGGCGCTTTGTCTCTGGGCACGACAGCACGCTTGGTTATGTGCACAGCCAAAGGACATAAAGCAGACGCGTTGGAGTTTTTTGGAGCAAGCAAATGAAGAACCTGACTTTCCTGAACTGCCATTTCGTGCTTATCTTGCGGAATGGCTGATGGATGTCGGGCCAACAATGCAAGGCGGGATGGGGCCGGTGGCCCTGTCCCATTTAGAAATTCAGGCGTGGGCCGCAAATGTGGGGCTGAAGTTTGATGGCGACGAAGCGCAATGGCTGCAAAAAATGAGCGGGGTTTATGCAAGTGAATTGTTTGAGTCGAATGGCAAAAACACGCCACAGCCGTTCCGGGAGTAAGCCGCATGGATGACATGGCATCGGTCGGACTACAGGTTGACAGCCGACCCGTGCGGACGGCCAGCGATGATCTGGACAAGTTTGCAGGCGCTGGTGATCGGGCCGGTGGATCCGCGGGCCGCGCGGAGGGCGCATTTGCCGGTATGGGTAAGGGCTTGGCCGTAGCGGCGGCAAGTGCAGTGGCGGCGGCGGTCAGTATTGTCGCACTGAGTGCGCAGTTTAACCGCTTTATCGACGCTACGGTCGAGGCAGAAAAGGTGCAGGCGCAGCTTGGCGCGGCCCTTGCATCGACAGGCGGAGCGGCTGGCAAAAGCGTGGATGACTTGAACAGGCACGCGGCGGCGCTGCAAAAGGTCACAAATTTTGGCGATGAAGCGATCAACTCAATGCAAGGTTTGCTGTTGACATTCACGCAGGTGCGGGGCGACCAGTTTGACGCGGCAACCAAAGCCACGCTGGACTTGGCAACGGCGATGGGCACTGACCTGAACTCGGCGGCGCTGCAAGTCGGCAAGGCGCTGAATGATCCGGTCTTGGGTATGACTGCGCTTTCCCGGTCGGGCATCCAGTTCACCGAAGCGCAAAAGGAAATGGTTAAAGGGATGGTCGCGGCCAACGATACAATCGGCGCGCAGACAATCATTCTGGCAGAGTTGGAAAAGCAATTCGGCGGGTCGGCAGAGGCTGCACGCAACACTCTTGGCGGTGCGCTGGCATCCTTGCGCAATGCTTTTGGAGACCTTTTTGAATTGTCCGGGCCGGGCGCAAAGGGATTGCGCGATGCCATTGAAAGCCTGACTAAGGTGGTTTCCGATCCGGCTTTCTTTGCGGCGGTTCAGGCTATCGGCACGGGGCTATTTGCGGCGGCTGAGATGGGCATAAACGCGCTGACCATGCTGTTGCCAGTTATTACAGCCGTGGTCGAAAACATCGACGTCATTGCATACAGCTCGGGCATTGCTGCTGCGGTTTTTGCGGGGCCATATGTTGCGGCAATGGGCGCAGCGGTGATTGCAACGTTCTCTCTGACCGGCGCGCTGGGAATACTCAAGACGGCGCTGATCACCACAGGCGTCGGCGCGTTGATTGTCGGGGCGGGGTATCTGGTCGCAATGTTCGGGCGGCTGGTCAAAGCGGCTGGTGGGTTTGGCGAAGCGATGCGCCTTGTGGCAGATGTAGCGGTCGATGCGTGGCAGCGCATCGGCTTGGGTGTGGAGTTTATTGGACAGTCGGTTGCGGCAATGTCTGCCAACATACAGGCATTTTTCCTGAGTGCAATTAAAGTGATGGCTGGTGCCTTTGTTGATTTGACTTGGGTGGTTGCGGACGGCTTGAATGCGCTGTTTGGTTCCAACCTACAAGGGGCCAGCGCAGTCATTACTCAAGAATTAGGCAAAGCACAGGTTGCCGCCGAAGATTTAGCGTCAGCGGCAACATCCGCGGCAACTGCGGCAAAAGACGGGTTTTCCGCCCCCATGGAATCAATCCAAGCGCTGCGCGATGCAATGACCCAAAGCGCTATTGAAACTGAAGGCGCTGCTGTGGCGGCAGATCAGCTAAACAATTCCCTTGGTGAAACGGGCGGCGGCGCTGGATCCGGCGGGGCGGCGGGCAAGGCCGCAAAGGAAATCAAAAAGGTTGCGACCGAGGCTGAGGCATTTAACATTGAAATGACCGAAGCCGAAAAGGCCGTGAAAGCATATGCAGACGCAATCGAGGGTATGGTTGTCAGCGGGATCGGGCGCGCGGTTGATTGGATGGTTGACGGGTTCAAGGGTGGCTTCAAGGGGTTGCTGAACATCGCCAAGGACACGCTGAAACAGATCATCGCGTTTTACCTGAAGAACCGCGTCATGCTGTCTTTGGGTATTGGTGGCGGCGGTGTTGGAGGGGCAACGCAGGCTCTTGCGGGCGCGGCCGGCGGTGGCGGGCCATTGGGGATGCTTGGCAACTTGGGCAGCGGCGGCGGGATGCTGGGCGGCATTGGCGGCGTTCTGGGCACCATCGGCTCAAACTTTGGCGCAGGGTTCATGACAAGCGTTTACGGGGGCCTGGGCGGGCTTACGGGCGCTGTATCGGGCGGGCTGTCGGTTGGCGGATTGGCGGGCATATCCACGGCGATTGGGGCTATTGCAGCGCCATTGCTTGCGGTTATCGTGGTGGTTTCGTTCTTCAAAAAGAAAACCAAGGAACTTGACGCAGGCTTGAAATTGACAGTCAACGGCATGGGCACGCTGGTGCAGACTTTCAAAACCATCGAAACCAAGCGGTTTTGGGGCTTGTCCAAAAAGGTGCGAACCAGCTTCCAAAACGCCAGCGATGAAATCGCAAACCCGCTGATTAAGGCAGTTGGGGAAATTCAGGGCGGCATCGTTGACGCGGCGGCTTTGCTGGGCATTGCCGGATCCACCTTTGACAACTTTGCCCACACAATCAATGTGTCGACTAAGGGCATGTCTGATGCGGACGCGCAAAAGGCCGTCACGGACGCATTTGTAGGGCTGGGTGATGCCTTTGCGGGCATGATCCCCGGGTTGCAGGCGCTGCAAAAAGACGGCGAGGGCGCAATGGTTGCTATATCGCGTCTGGCGCAGTCGCTTACCGTTGTAAACGACGTGTTCCAAAGCCTGGGCTTTTCGGCATATGGCGTTTCATTGGCAGGGGCGGCAGCGGCGGATACATTTGCAAGCCTGTTTGGGTCGCTGGATAACTTTGCGGCATCCACGGCGGCTTATTATGATGCGTTCTATACGGGCGAGGAAAAGCGGGCTGATGCAACGTCACGGCTTGCGGCTTCTTTGGCCGCATTGGGCGTCAGTGCAATTCCACAGGACCGGGCAGCGTTTCGTGATCTTGTGGACAGCGCACAGCTTGCGGGCAATAGCGACTTGGCGGCGGGGCTGATCATGCTTTCCCCGGCATTTGCAGGGCTGATGCAGCTGTCGCCCGCCTTTGCAGAAATCAGCGCCGGGGCCGACGCGCTGGGCGACAGCTTGCGGTCTTTGGTGAATGAAGACCTGTTTGCAACGGGCGTTGATTTTATGCGCGGCACGTCACGGGCCAGCAATAACCAGTCGTTTACGCCCCTGCAATCGGATGCGGACTTGCGCGCAGAGTTGCGGGCGCTTAACGTGAGCATGGAGCGGCTTGTGTCCACGTCGGAAATCACGGCGGGCAACACGGGACGCGGGGCCGACGCGGCAGACGACACGCTGGCATTCCAGTTGGAGCAAACGCTATGACCTTGCGGATCATTGAACCTTTCGCCATCACCGAGGGCAACATAGACAGCACAAACGTGGTGCTGGAAACGGCTTGGACAGCTGGCACATACACGCTTGGCGACGTGCGACGGGTAGGTGAGCGGTTGTTCGAGGTGAGCGCAGCCAGCACCACGCAAGAGCCGGGGCTGGCGGCATCGACGGAGTGGTTTGACGCGGGACCGGGCAACCGTTATGCGGCGTTCGACCTGCAATTCGGGGCAGATCAATACCGCGTGATCGACACCATAACCGAACGCGCGGATAGTATCACCTATACGCTGAGCGGCCTGCACCGATTGTCCGCTATGGCGTTCTTTGGGCTGCGTGCCACTCAGATCACAATTGTTGGCACGCTGAACACGACGGGCGATGTGGCGGACGTGACATACAATTTGCAGGACTCGACGCCCTATCTTGGATCGTTCTGGCGCTGGTTTTTCGTGCCGCAGTCTTTAGAGCGGACATATGCCAATTTTGAACTTAACATTCCAGCTGGTGCAACGGTGGTTGTGACGATCACGAACACAGGATCGACGGCGGCAGTCAGCACGATTGCTATGGGGATTGCCGACGAGTACGGGACCGTTGAGACGCAATCCACGCGCGGGCTGCGCAGCCGGTCCGTGAAGAAAACCGAGAGCACGCTTACGTCTCTGTTGCGCCGGACACCAGCTTCACGGGTTGGGTATAGAGTCCACCTTAACGACTATACCGCCGCGCCGTTCTGGCGGACGATTGACGATCTGGACGGGGTGGCGGCGGTTTTTGCCGGACCTGATGACAATCCCGAATTTTTAGCGTATGGTTTTGTCAGTTCGTGCCAAACGGTCAGCGACGTTCGCGGAATGACAAAAGTTCAACTTGAGGTGGAAACGCTGTGACCGCGCCAGTAATCAGACAATTCGTAGGAACCATCCCGGACAAGGGACAGGCGCAGGCCGTTTTTGACACCAACGTAGATGCGTTTCTCGACTGGCAGGCGCTGCAATTCGCGCCGGACCTTGTGGCGTTTGGAGCGTGGGCTAGTTCAATTAGGGAAACCATAGGGTTTACTCGGCTATACGACGCGGCTTCTGTGTTGGCTGACAGCACGATGGCTTATTCCGCCGCGCCGGGGAAAACCGTGGTCCCCATCGGGTCTTATGTTCTAACAGACAAGGAGGGCTTTTCGTATCAAGTGGCTGCGTCAATCGCAACAGATCAGCACGTCACTACGGCGGGCGGGGTCAAACTGTATGTGCAGGCAGGGGCCAATGGTGTTGATCTGCTGGCCTTTGGTGCTATTGGCAACGGAGTGGCAAATGACACGGCGGCAGTAGTGAACTTTGCCAGCGCTATCGCCAACACACTAGGTTCTATCACCGCTGGAATATACCGAACATCTGCATTTGTTACGTCAGGTCGCAGGTTTTTTTCTGGGGTGGGGTCTGGCATTGCAAAATTCCTGAGAAACGGGACCGGAACAGGCATTACAAACACGACTGCTGATGATTTTCGCGTGACGGGTATCACCATTGATATGAACAGGACCGGTCTTGGCGATGTTGGAGGCCACGGGTTTTCACTTAGCGGGGACAGGATTGTCATTGATGATGTTGTCGTTATGGATTACGGGCCGCGTATCTCAGATAGCGGCGGCGGCGGAACCGGTGTTCTGATAAAGGACACTGTTGGACGCCCCCAAAACGTAAGACTTTCAAATTCGCGCATGTATCCAGACAGTGCATCTCCCATCAATATCGGGTGGCTGTTTAGTAATACAGACTTTGGCGTTGCATATGCAAACTTCGTAGACGGCGCACTGTCTGGTATCGGATACGCGCACGAGTTAAAAAACGATGCGCGGCACAATTTGATGTGGGGCCTTGGAACCGAAAACAGTAACGTGGCTGTTGCATTTGGGCAAGAAGGTGGAGACGGGGCGGATTACAACTTGGTGTTCGGTTCTGTTAGTTCCGCTGTAGATAAGGCTGTTCTCATAGGGCAGGCAGATTGCAACCTATTCGTGGGCATACTGCACAATGACACGGGCAGTTTGGTCAATGAGGTTGTCCGAGCAATTGATTTTTCTACAGGATCAGATAAAAATGCAGCGTTTGCTGTTTCCCACCACGGCGTTGCCAATACTCATTC